GAGACGTAGGTGCCGTAGAGCATCTTCGCCATCTTCTTGCGCATCGTCATCTCGGACTGCTTGATCTTGACTTCGAGCAGGTCGATGCGCTGCTCGCGGCCCGAGTTCTGCGCCTCGTCGAGACCGGAAATGATGATGGTCGAGAACCATTGCTTCCAGGGGAAGGTGGCAGCCGTCAGCGAGTTCGACGGCTTGACCTGAATGATGTCCCATTCGCCATAGGTGTCGGCCTGGCCTTCGGCGTAGAGCAACGGCTCCACGATCGAATAGCCACCGTCCTTGATCTGGACACGTCCCGCAGAGAGCAGATGCTCCAACAGCGGATTCTTCTTGAAGATGTTGTCGGTGTAGGTGCCACGCACGTTGTGCATGGTGCTGGTCAGGAGTTCGTCCCAGGTACCTGGAACGTGGGCGGGAAGCGCCATCGGATATGCCCCTTTGGGGTAGACCGATCAGCGTCGACGGGCCTCGACTTCGTCGTAGGCGGCGGCGATCGCGTCTCGGTAAGACGAGTACGACGGATTCGCAGGAGTCGGCGATCCGCCGTTCACGCCAGTTCCGTTGCCGACCACCGCAGCCGCTTGCGCCGCTGCCGCTTGACGTTGGGCTTCTGCCGCTTGTTGCTGCGCCACAGTTTCCTGTTGCGCTGCGTGCTGGGCTTGGAAGGCCATTGCCTGGTACACCATCGGTAGGTGGTCGATGCCGAGACCCATGTTCATGGTCTGGCCGACAACCGCTCTGACTTGCTCGTCGTTCAACCCGTACTGCTGCTGCAGTCCATGTACCGCGCGCCCCAACTGCTCGTCGGCTTCACGCTGCGCGAATCGCTGTTCGAGTGCCTCGCGTGCGCGGCGTTCGTGAGCGAGTTCGCGTTCCAGGGGGTCGTCGTACTCGGGTTCTTGCGCCTCAGCTTGGGCCTGTGCCTGCTGTTGCGGTGTGAGACCGAGATACTGCTCGACCGACATGCCTGCCCGTGAGGCAAGCACTTGAATCGTCAACCCAGGGTTGTGCTGCATCGCCTCATGGAGTCGCAGCGCGTCGTCGTGCTGTCTGCGTTGTTCCGCGAGTTCCTGGCTGTGGCGTGTGAACGCCGCTTGACGTTGATATCCCTGTAGCGCTTCCGACAGTGGAACCGATATTTCCTCGCCATCGACTTTGACTTTGACGTGCCTATTGGCAATCGAATCGTCGATGTCGAGATATTCAGGCTCTGCTGGCGCTTGCGGTTGTTCAGACTGATCCGGCGAAGCCTCGGCTTGTCCGCTTGGCGCGGGACCGCCTTCGTCCGGTGCCTCGAAGGAGGCGGATGGATCACTCACGAGTGCCCCTTTGGATTTGTTCGTGGTGGTGTGGCGGGATCATAACCCAGCACCACTCAGTACGGGGGCATTGCCTCCATCGGCGGTCCCCCGCCGGGCATCATCTCCATCTGCGGCGGTCCTTGCATCATCTCGGCGGGGAATGGCATTGTCTCCATCCCTGGCGGCGGTCCAGGCGGCATCGGCGGTGGACCCGGCGGCATACCGGGTGGCGGGCCACCAAGTTGCTGCAATGACTGATCGGCACCTTCGGGCGGTGGTGGCGGCGGCGGCTGCTGCACGAAGCGCCCGGCGTCCTTGATGCCGAAGCCCTTGGCGAGCAGTTCTTGGTACAGCGCGGGCATGTTGACGACACCGGCGTCGATGAACGGCATCGAAGCATCGACGATCTGCAACGCCGACTGACGACGGAACGTCTCGTTGCGAGGCTCGGTCGACCCACCCTGAACCTCGAAGTCGAACTCGCCTGCGATGCGGTCCTTGTCGAAGTTGACCCAGCCCTTGACCGGCATCGTCACGATCCGGGCAACCTGATCGCCGGTCGTGTACTGCTGCATCAGTCCGACGATGCGCTCAGCGATTTCGGACAGCACCAGTTCGACCTTGGCGAGACGGTCCTGGGCGCGTGCGTTGGCGGCGTCTTGGATCATCGCCGCCTCGGTGGCGGTACGCCGGATCGCCTGCTGGGGTGAGCCACGCTGATAGTCGCTGACGCCGGAGACACGATCGAGGTCGCTGCTGATCATCGCCGACTGGTCGAAGAACTCAGCGGGGGTGACGACAGCGGGAACCGGCGACATCGCAGTCGACGGATCGCTGTCTCCCTGAACGGGGATGAACACGTTGTCGCGCTCGGACTGCATTGCTTCGATGCCGTGCTGATCGAAGCGATCCTTGGCATACGTCCAGGCCCGCCGGAACTTCTTGCGGTAGTTGAACATCTGCGTGCGGGTCTCGTTCAGTTCGAGTTGCAGGGACTCGATCTGGGCGACGTCGCCGAGCGGATAGAAGTGATCGGGAATCTCGTAGTTGCGCAGCATCACGAACGGATGCCCGAACGCGTACGGCATCGTGGTCGGCTTGATCAGGTACACCGGATCGTCACCGCCATCATCGGTGGACGTCGCGAACGTGCACACCTTGTACCGCTTCAAGTCGTAGAACTCGATGATTTCGGCGAAGCGCATCGCACCCTGATTGGGCTTCTCGCTACCGTCGCGGGCGTCGCTGCTGTCGTTGTCCCAACGTGACCAGCTACTGCCAGAGACGCGCTTGCGAGCGCTCGGCGAGTAACGACTGTCGACCTGCACGTCCTGCACCGGTCGCCACGTCCGCTGGGCGATCCAACGCATCTCCTTCGGATGGCGAGCGTCGGGGTCGACGAACATGTCGAAGATCGAGACGCGCTCGATGAATGGGCGATCCTCGTCCCACTGGATCATCTCCGATTCGACGTTGCCCTCTTTGTCCTCGCGGTCGTCGATGCCTTCTTCGGGCCCGGAATCCTCACCGTCGTTGCGGTCGCTCTCAGTATCGGCGGGCTTGACTTCGGGCTTCTTCGTCCACTTGTAGCCGCACTTCACCCAGCCGTGCCCGGTGAGCAGCCAATCGTTGATCGCGAGGCGGAACTCGCGCTGGTAGTCGTAGGTGCGCCACAGCCAGTTCAGCACTTCTTCGGTGATGATCGCCGTGAAGCCCGACTCGGGGTTGCGGGCGTTGACGACAAAGCGCGGGTTGTTGATCGCCACCGCCGGAGCCATCACGTTGATCGTGGCGAACACCATGTTGACGACGAGCGCATCGGTCGACGGATCACCGTCAAGGTAACGACCTTGGTACAGGTCGATGTAGCGCTTCCAGGCACCGTCGTAGTTGGTGGTCTTCGATGTGCGCCAGTTCTTCGAGCGCGCCAACTCGTTCTGATAGAAGTTCAGCAGTTCGGCCTGCGTCTTCATTGTTCTGCCCTCTCAACCTTGGGACGCTTTGCCAACTCTTTCTCGGTCGCGCCGAACTGCTGCTGGTGGTACTCGGTCCTTGTCTTGTGCCATCCGCTGTGCCCCTGCAACGCCCCGCCCCGGAACGCGAAGCCGACTCCGCGCACGCGGCAGAGGAAGCATTCGTCGCGCCCCGGTTCGCTGGGCTTGCCGCAAGGGCAAGCGGTCATTCAACGCCGGTCTGCTGATCGAGCCACGAAACGAGCGTGGCTCGATTCTGACCTTTACGTTCCTTGTTGATCAGCGTCTGGATGATGCTGGCCCGCTGATCATCATGGGCCAGCCCATTGACGTACGCCTTGACCTCGTCGATGGTGCCGTCGAGCGGGTCTTCGACAAGAGCGGCCACAGTGAACGGCTTGGCAGTTGTGACTTTGCCATCCGGGTTACGCACCGTGAACTGCGTGGTGCCTGCCACGCTCGGGTCGTACGACGTCGTCAACTGCGTGCTGCTGACGAATGTGGTCGCGACTGCGACGCCGTCAACCTGAATCTTGGACTCGGCGATGTAGCCCGAACCGGTGCACAGCACAGTGATCGGCCCAGCCGCGGCGCTCACCGTCGACGGCGCGATCGTCGCCAAGGTGGGCTGAGCGAGCGCCCCCGAGGCCCAGTTCTTCTGGCCCCAGATTTGCCCGTCGTCGGGGTAACCGCGCCAATCCTGACGCTGCTCGCCCCGCTGGTGCCTGCCTTTCGCAGCGGGGCGCTGGCGCATGATGCGAGTGGTTGTCACTCGTCGTCCTTCTTGGCCTTCGACGTCTTGGACTTGCTGCTGGACTCGTCACGACGGCCACCGTGCGTCTGGGACTTCAAGCCCTCTGCGGCGTCTTCGAGTTCCTGGCGTACCGCTTCACCCTCGCCATTCTGGACGCGCTCATCCAACTGCTGTTGGCTCCACTCGCTGACGATGACCTGCTCGTCGGGCCCAACCTCGGGATCGTCGAGCGTGCGACCATCCTGAAACTCGGTCAGCGCTTCCTTGCTGGCCTCGTAGCCTTCCTTGCCGGAACCACGATCGGTCTCGGCCTGTGTCCTGCTTGTTGCCATGTGCTCTCTCCTTGGTTGTTGGGATTCTCTCACTTGGGGCGTACTGCGAACGCGCCAATCGGTTTGCGATCCTTGGTGATCGCCTTGCGACCCGTACCCTCGATCACGTCGCTGAAACTGTCGCCATACGTTTGGCGCTCCCACCAGCCAAGCGATCCCGGCGGTGGTTCCTTCTTCGGCTGGAACTCTGAGAACCACACGAACTTCAACATCTGCACCGCGATTGCCAGGCTGATCACACGGTCATCGAACGGCGAGCCGGTCATCTTGCCCTTGTCGGTGCGTACGAACGTCCGCAACTCGGCGAGCGTCTCGGCGTCGTGTAGCTTCAACTTGCCTTCCGGGCGTAGCTCTTTCGCAAGCTCGTCGATCATCAACGGTTTCGTAACCTGCGTGGTATGGAACCCGAGCACGTCAGTTGGGACGGAGTGTTTGTACTTCGGGGATCGTTCGTAATAGATCGGGAAGTAGCGGGCGCGCTGAATGGCCTTCAAGACGGTCAGTCCATGATTGTTGGATTCCACCCCGAGCAGGGCTTGTCGATAGAAGCGCCCAAGTGGGACGAGAACCTCGGAGCCGAACAGATCAGGGTCGATCAGCCCATGCCAATGGGCTACTACCTCACCGTTGCGAGCATTGATGACGTGCGCCGAAGCTTTGTCGCTGTGCTCCAACCCCTGCGACGGATCGGCGCCCACGACGTAACGATCGTTGTCGTCGGGCCACGTCCATATCCGCAGGGCACCACCGTCTTCTACGAAGCGAAGTTCGGGAGTCAGGTAGCCGCGCGTCAATGGATCAGACGGCTCAATCTCGCGCAGCATCCGCAGATCGAACACCGGGCGTCCTGATTTCAGGAACGCATCCTCGGGGTTGTCGGGATACTCCTGCGCCATCTGCCAGTCGGGCAGTTCAGCGTTCTTGGCGTCGTACCAATCCTGATCACGTCCGTTCGCCGACCATGGAAAGAACAACGGCTCGAAGCGGTTGTTGCCGCTGATCGCCTCACCCCACAGACGATGGAACAGGTTGCCTTCACCGTTGGCGGTGGAGAGCATGATGATGCGACCGCCAACGTCGGCGACGGGCTCGATGGCGCCCCACGCTTCCTCGGAGTTGGGCAGGAAGGCGAGTTCGTCGACGACGACCATGTACGCCGATTCGCCACGAGCCGGGTCCGAAGCAGACGGCAAGGATTCGATGTAGGAACCGTTGGTGAACTCCAACTTCGTCAACGTCTGATTGACCGGACCGCCCCGGAACTTCATCCACTCCGGCAGGAACTGGTAGCCGTACTTCGCTTTGCTCAACAGCTTGATCGCTTCGCGCTCGGTGCGGCTCAACATCAGGATCGCCCGGTCCGGATAGAAGAAACACAGCCAGAAGCAGTAGGTGCTGATCAGTGTCGAGAATCCGATCTGACGCGCTTTGAGGATCAGGCTGT